TGCTACTACAATGGCCAAGGCATCCGGTTGTACTGCGTTTGTTATAGATGCGGCAGTTGCGGCTTCAGCTAATGGTCCGTTTAGATTAATTTTTGCTCCGCTGGTAAGATTAATATTCGATGCGGCATTAATAGACGTTGCTGTTCCAGAGGTAAACTTATTTCCTCCCGAGGACAGCAATGCAATATCTGCTCCTGAAGTTATTTTTACATTTGACCCAGTTTGTAAATTAAATGCTTGCCCAATAGCTTCGCTACTTGCACCTGTAACACTGGTATTTCTATTGGCTCCAATACTTTCATGTTTTGTGCCCACAACAGATATTTTTTGGTCAGTGCCAACTATTAAGCTGTGTGCAGAACCAACTTCAACATTGTGTTTTGCTCCGGACCGAATGTTAACATTTCTGCCAGCATCCATATTAATGTCTTGGTCGGCCTTGATGTTTATATCTTTTTCTGTATGAATACTAACGGAGTCTTGTGCATAGATATCTATCTTGCCCATGCTGGTTAATTCTATCCATGTAGTGCCTGCGGCATTGCCAATATAAATTAAGTCTTCACTATTGTGTAAAAGAATTTGATGCCCTGTGCGAGTACGAATACGTACAAGTTCGTTGTGTGGAATATCTGGCTGACCGCCAGACTCTCCGTTTTCTACGCTGACATATTCTGGAGGGCCTTCGCTTGCAGGAGTTTTACGAATAAAACTTTCGTCTCCGTCATCCATAACAAATGTGGTTCCGCCTAGTCGACTGACAAATGCACTCATCCTGCTTTCTTTTTTACCTATTTGGCCAGTAGGAGCATTAGGTTTTCTATCAACTGGGCCAGGAGTGCTAATGCCAAATACAGTACTCGGTAATTCTCGCCTAGCACTACTAGAAGTTATGCCCCTAGTATCATCTTTGTTTAGCCCCTGCGTTGTTAATATTTTATGAAACGGATGTATTGGTTTTGGTAATTGTGTTATATCAGGTTGTGATTGTGCGGCAGCACTACTAGCCCTCTTATTGTATTCAGCTACAACTTTTCTTTCGTCACTACCTGCTTCTGTAGTGGTAGACGTTGCTGCCATTCCAGGCACCATAAAATTTACATACTCGTCAGGAGCACAACCAATCCAATAGCCTTTTGCCGCATTACCATAGGCAAACATAACCATTACAATAGTGCCTACATCAGGCGGAACCATCCACATGCCGTAGGCTTTTTGTGTGCTGTCGTAGTCGTTAGGTTCAGCATTTGTAAAAGTAATACTAGTTTGTCCTGCGAATGGACTTAGATATCTAACTGTAATTACTGATCCTGTAATACCAGGTTCATCTCTACCAACATCGTTAATTAATTCAACTTGCAATGAACCCATGTACTTTGCATCGATGTGACTGACTACTCGAGCCATATATGGGCCCGGGTAATCAAAGTACCGTTCTTCTGATCTTGAATCTTCTGGAAGTGTATCGTTTATCATAAATTATGCCTGATCTGAGGTCTCCGAAGAAGCTCTGGAGTAACCGTCTTTACTTTCTGCAAAAGCAACCACAGTTTCGCCGGATGCAACAACAATGTCAACGTCATTAGTTTTTTCTTGGTCTCCTGGAGTTACTTGAGCTCCTCGATCTCGTTCTTCAACATCGGCTGCGCGATAAAATACTGCATTGCCGTTGGCGTCTGTTCTAAATACATTGCCTAAACTGTCTGTAGATATATCACCTTCGTTAGAATTCTCAGATCGATCAAGTGCTGTTAGACCTGGAGGATTTTGATTTGATCTACGTGCTAAATTTAATACCTGTGTAAACTTTCCCTTAACAAAACTACTCTTTACAGTGATTACTTTATATAATCCACTAAAGGGTATTTCTAACTGTGTTTTAATCTCGTCTGGAAATGTTAAGCTCCCCCTTGAGTTTAAATCAACAGGTGTACGAAAATTAATTAATATATCTACTTCGCTTGACTGATAATCCATTGCACCGGTAGCTGTTAAATTTATTCTACTAGTTGAATTAGTATTAGTAAAATTTCCTAGTCCGCTATCTGCCAAATAATACGGATCTCCTAAAATAGTCATATCTGCTTGAACTTTTTCAGTTCCTAAATTTAATATACGTGCTTGGAATTGCTTTGCCACAAGGGTCTTGTACGTATCAGCATCACCGCCGCCGTCACTGCTTTTCCATCTGTCAACTTTAGCTAGACCTATAGCAGTTCCGGTCGCTACGTCGCCGCCAGAGTTGGCATTGCCGTTAATTGAAGGAACATAAGGCAGTAAGCTGTCTGACGGAGCAACCCCTGCTTGTCCTAAACGAGACATTAATGCTTCGCCTGCGGCGGCTCCCAGGCCTTCTGCCAGTAACGGTACACCAAAATTATTGTTTAGGGTTAATTTAAAATCTAACACATCAACATTTTTTCCGGTGTATATGTAATTATATTCCTTAACTGCCTCATCAACAAGTTGTTGATAACCACTAGCTGTAATGTTAGGCGTTGCAAATAACGATTGATGAATCTTATATGGCACTACTCTAAACACTAGTAGTTTAGGATTAACACCCACATTTTCATTTTGTTTATTGGCATTTATTATATAGGCTTGAGTTTCAATTCTAAACCAATCATAAAATCCATCTTTAGGAGTCTTAGTCACTGCTCCGGTACAATAATCGCTCATTAACATTACTTCTGTAATTGCATTGATAATACTAGTACCTTTTCTAAATACAAATTCTTTTTTATCTTTATCTACTTGATAAGCATTACGTGGAAATTTTTTATTTGTCAGCGCAGCCACTGTGATATTTTTATCGTTAGCATTGGGATCGTCTGGTTTTTTAGCGTCAAGGCCGCCTTGTGCTAGAGAAAAATTCATGCTGGCTTTGCCTAATGTGCTAACTTCGTTTTCTGCTTGTATTAAGATCTTAGTCTTATCACTTCGTGTTAATTTAACTCGAGACAATACATTGCCGCCGCCGACGGTGCCTTCTTTTATTGTTGCTCCATTATCAGGCGCTTCTTGCGGGGCAATCGTTTGTAATTCTGTAGGAAACACAATAGCAATTTCGTCGGGCAGATAAGGCTTTTTTTCATCCGTCTTTGACGTTTCTAATAATCTACTAGTCATTAGATGTTGCAAACTAGTAGTACCGCTTTGTAGCATTTCAACAACTGTTGCTCCGGTTATTGCAAAGTCAGATTTTAAAAAATTATAATTGTCGTTTAATGCTAGTTCGTTCCATGCTTGTGACTTTACTTGATACTTGCATCCTGCAGATGTAATAGTCATATTGATACTATACATCCTAATTGGAAAATATCTAACCGACACTGTTTTAGATTTATTGTCATCAGTGTACCCTTTAAATTCTAAACTTAATAGATAAGGAGCCTGTGTATAATCTGTGTGACCATTTTGTACTGCGGCAATTTGACAGCTTTGTAAAAACTGCCCCATGCTGTAGGGTTCCGTTACTTCAAAATCTAAAGTAATTACGTTAGTTCCTTTTGTTGACGACGACGGTGTAATTTGACAATACATTTCTACATTGTCGATAAAATAATCATATTTTCCGGAAGGATTATCTCGTGGTTGATAAGCTGTTGATACTCTCGACTCTGAAAACCTGCCGCCACTGCTTAAAATAATTTTACCAACTAGACCTTTTCTATAACTCTCGTCAGGAAAGTTAACAGCATCTGCAGACAAACTACTCAAGGTAAACAAATAATTACTTGAGACAAATTTTTCTAGAGGATTAACAATTGGCAATGTAATTTTTTCTTGGCCGCCGCCAGCGTTAGAAGAAAGGTCAAGTGTTGTAGGTAAATTTGCTACGCTTTCGGCAGATATTTCTGAGCCTCTATCAATAGCGGCTGCGGCTGCGGCGGCGTTTAATCTTTGTGTTTCGGCTGCGCTTTGATCTGGTGTGGTAGTGGTGGTATTTGCAGGAACTTGACCGCCTGCGGTAGCAGTTGTAGTCGGTACGCCTGTTGCACCGCTAACTGCTTTTTGTGCGGCGATGAATGGAGTCTTAGGAGATACTCCGTTCCCGTCGGCCTTGGCGTTCAATCCGTCTTTAGCAATTGCTCCAGCGCCCGATAAAGAAGAAGCGGCTAGCCAACCTGCTCGTTGTTCTTGCGGAGTATCAGCTGTAAGTCTATAAGTGCCTTCTGGAGTTTTTACAGTTTCTAATGTTCTAGCATTGACCGCTGTGTACTTTTCGTATGCTTTGTCTTGTGCGGCAGAATTATATAAAAATTCTTGTATGCTTTTTGGCTGGCCACCGGCGCCTACCCAATTTTTGGGATCGTTTAGTGCGGCATTGCCTAATTTACTTGCGCCAGGTTTTAAGAGACCAACAGTTTCTAATGCTTGTGCGCCCATCTGATAACCGCCAGCATAACCAAATTGATTTACAACAGTATAGTTTCCGCGACTTTCATCATAAAGGCGTTGAGCTCTATACTTTTCATAGTTAGCCGGCGTTAGCCCTGCAATTGTTGTTGCCATCTTATATTCCTAATACTCTGAATAGCGTAGTTTTTTTAGGAAGATAAATTAGTGTACCTACTTTAAAATCAAAAATTGGATCTCGTATAACGTTCATATTTCGCTGAGTGAACACCCACCACAACTTTGGAGTGCCATATAAATCTTGAGAAAGCAGGTCTGGTCTATAGTTATAATGGGGGTCAATGGTATAGGGAATATCATCAGGCTCTGCACTAACAGGACGTATGTTAAAATTTCCAAGATAGCCGTTTGACATAGCAGTATCATGCCACGGACTAGTAATTTTATATGCCATTAAATGTAACCTCCGTCATCCAAATAATTTCCATTGACAAATGCATCTAATGAGAATTTACGTTGCTGTGTTCTACTATAAATTGGCATTAGTTGAATTGTCATTGTACTTTTTACAGGAGCATAACTTGTTTTGCCATCGACTAAGGCATCTCCAAAATCTAGCGGATCATGGAATCCTCCTACACTGGCAGAAATATAATCGACTTCTTTTGGTAGGTCCATAGTAAATGTTTTAACCACTACAGGAACATTATTAAAAACATATGCTCCATAACCATTTAATCGAACAACGGGCGGAGGTTGGCCTGCATCGGATGAGTCACCAAACGACATTTTTGTAATGGATCTCAAGTAGTGGGTGGCAGCGACCCAATATGCGGCATCGACACTATTTTCGCAGTAAAAGTCAGCAGTAATGCTAATTGTTTCAACTCTGCTATTCTCATAGGCCATAAAGGCATAATTATTATGTGTGGTATCAAGAGAGTTATAAGATGCTGAGTGTGTTAAATTAACTTGTGGCGTAAAAGGAAAAATCAAACTGTTTCCCGAATCTACTAAAGGTGCTAATATTGGACTAGCTATGTATGCAAGATTGTTTGTTGGTAAACTTAATTTTACTCGCCAATCAATAGAACCTTTTGAAAATGTCACTGCTCCGGGAATACGTCCCAAAGGAGCTTCACTACCGCCAAACATCGGTCCTTTAAAGAAATTCACAGCGGCAGCGCCAATTGCAACTCCACCTGCTATTTTAGCTAACTTGTTATTGCCTGTTGCGGCGGCAATAGCTGACACACTAGTTGCTGTTGTTAAAAAACTATTATCTGGCATATTTGGTAATCTCCGTCAGTAGTATTTATTGACTTTATTAACTGCTGACATTATAATGTACATGAGGAGTCATAAGAACAATGAAAAAAGTAAACTACCTAAATAACAAAGACTTGTTATTAGAAATACATAGAAGTAAAAACAGTTACTCCAGCTATACAAAACCCGAATATCATCAATACGATCTTATTCTGCCTAGCATAGAAAAGATTAACATTCGAACCATTGCAGAAGCCAAACGAGTTCGAGCAAAAAGGCTAGGGCAACAGGCATTTGAAGCGGCAAAAGCCGTCAACCCTAAATGCAAGGCCGCTGAATTTGAAGTAGATTATAAAACTATCGAAAAGCCCGATGTAGTCTTTCGAATTATGACCTATGATCATATACCGTTAGAGCCGGGACGTAAACGCACACCAAAGACCCTAGCTGATCACAGAGAAAAAGTTAACTTTCCAGCTTTCCAACATTGGAAGTTTGACGAAAATGACGAGCTTGTTTGCGTTGGCAAAAGTCATTGGAAAGGTCCTATGAAGACTGGTAAGTTTTGCAAGGATCACGGGCAGGTTACTAATACGCTGGCTCGAATGTATATCAAGTTATGTGAACGATATGCAACCCGTGGCAACGTGCGTGGCTACACTTACAATGATGAAATGAAAGGTCAGGCTATTTTACAGCTGACTCAGATCGGTCTACAGTTTGATGAATCTAAATCAGATAACCCTTTTGCCTATTTCACTGCGGCAGTGACTAACAGTTTTGTTCGAGTAATCAATATTGAAAAGAAAATGCAAAACATTCGAGATGATATTTTAGAAATGAACGGAATGAATCCAAGTTATACTAGAATGATCAATGCAGAGTATGCCAGTGCGGCAAAACGTGATGCAGATTCCACTGCGGTTGTGCCTGTTGGCGATATTGAAGTTGACCCTGCAGAGTAACTTCTGTTATAATAGCCTAAAAGGACAATGAATGTTTAAAAAAGTAGCCTGTTTTACTGACATACACTTTGGATTAAAATCAAATAGCGCAACTCATAATCAAGACTGCGAAGATTTCGTAGATTGGTTCATTGCGGAAGCCAAAGCGGCTGGGTGTGAAACCGGTATCTTTCTAGGTGACTGGCATCATAATAGAAACAGTTTGAATATTACTACCATGGATTATACCTTGCGTAGTTTAGAAAAGCTGGGTAAAGCATTTGATAACTTTTATTTCTTCCCAGGCAATCACGACTTGTACTATAAAGACAAGCGTGACATTCATTCAGTTGAGTTTGGCAAGTATGTTCCGGGCGTTACTGTTGTTAATGAGATTACAACAATCGGTGATACTACCCTAGTTCCGTGGCTAGTAGGGGACGAGTGGAAGAAAATGGAAAAGCTAAAGAGCCGTTATGTCTTTGGTCACTTTGAGCTTCCCTTATTTTATATGAACGCTATGATACAGATGCCGGATCACGGCGAACTACAGGGCACACATTTTAAAAATCCCGAATATGTATTCTCGGGACACTTCCATAAACGACAAGCTAAAGAAAATATTGTCTATATCGGCAATGCTTTTCCTCACAACTATGCAGATGCATGGGATGATGACCGAGGAATGATGATTCTTGAGCACGGAAGCAAGCCAGAATATCGCATATGGCCCGATGCTCCTAAGTTTAAGACAGTTAAACTAAGTCAACTTATTGATGATGCTGAAACACTTATTAAAAGTAAGAGTTATCTGCGTGTAGGTATCGATATTCCTATCAGCTATGAAGAAGCCAGTTTCATTAAAGAAACATTCTTAGCACAATATGACATTAGAGAACTTACTCTTATCCCAGAAAAGAAAGATGTTGAAATTAATAACGATTTAGATGTAGAACATTTTGAATCAGTTGATCAGATTGTCAGCAGTCAGCTGGCTAATATTCAAAGCGACAGCTTTGATCCAAAAGTATTGCTAGCGATCTATAATAACCTATGATAAAAATAAAAGACCTAACAGTTAAAAACTTTATGAGCGTGGGAAATGCCACGCAGGCAGTAGACTTTAAGAAGGGTCATCTTACGCTTGTACTAGGTGAGAACTTAGATCAAGGCGGAGATGACAGCGGAAGTCGTAACGGTACAGGTAAAACAACTATCGTTAACGCACTTAGCTATGCTATCTTTGGCAATGCGCTGACTAATATCAAGAAAGATAACCTAATCAACAAGATCAACAGCAAGAACATGTTAGTTACTGTTGAGTTCGAAAAAGACGGCATTCTTTATAAGATTGAACGTGGTCGTAAACCCAACATTCTTAAGTTTTATATTGACGATCAAGAACAAGAAGCCGCAGATGACGGACAAGGCGATAGTCGCGAAACGCAAAAAGACATTGATGCTCTGTTGGGTATGAGTCACGACATGTTCAAGCATATTGTAGCTTTAAACACCTATACAGAACCTTTCTTGAGTATGAAGGCCAATGATCAACGTGCTATTATTGAGCAGTTATTGGGTATTACTATTCTAAGTGAAAAGGCAGAAGCACTTAAAGAACAGATCCGTATTAGCAAAGAAGAAGTAGTGCAAGAAGGTGCTCGTATTGAAGCTATCAAGCGTTCTAATGAGCGCATACAAGAAAGCATCAATAGTCTAAAACTTAAACAGGGCATGTGGCAAAAGAACCGCGATAGTGATGTTAAAAAGATTGAAGAAGCTATTGCAGAGCTTGCACAGGTTGATATTGATGCAGAAATCAGTCAACACGAAAAGTTAAAAGTCTACGATGAACAAGCCGCACTAATTAAGAGTCTTAATAAAGAAAAGGCCACACTTGAAACTGCACTTATGCAAGCAGATAAGTCAGTTAAGAAATATCAAAAAGAAATAGCACAGTTAGAAGCTAATAAATGTCCAGCATGTGACCAAGAACTACACGATCACAAGCATGATGAGATGAAAAAGCTAGCAGAGAAAAACCTTGCTGATTCAGATACATACATGTCCAAAGTAGCAGAGGACTTAGAAGTGTTAGTTACAGAACTAGAAGCCATCGGAGATATTAACGGTCGCCCTAAAACCTTCTACGACAGCCTTAGCGAAGCATTTAATCATAGAACAAATTTAGAAAGTCTTGGTGTCCAGTTGAAAAACAAGCAAGAAGAAGTTGATACATACCAAGAACAAATTACAGAACTAGAGCATACTGCTCTACAAGAGATAAACTGGGACACAGTTAACAGTTTAAATCTTATGAAAGAACATCAGGAGTTTTTATTAAAACTTCTAACCTCTAAAGATTCGTTTATTCGTAAGAAGATCATTGATCAGAATCTTGCTTACTTGAATAATCGACTAACCTATTACCTTGATAAGGTGGGTCTACCTCACACCGTTGTATTCCAAAATGACCTAACGGTAGAAATAACCCAACTCGGGCAAGATCTCGACTTTGATAACTTGTCACGAGGAGAAAGGAATCGCTTAATCTTAGGATTGTCGTGGGCGTTCCGTGATGTTTGGGAGTCGTTATATCAAAACATCAATCTCTTATTCATAGATGAACTTATTGATTCCGGCATGGATGCCAACGGAGTTGAAAACTCTATTGGTATTCTTAAAAAGATGGCTCGGGAACGTAATAAGAACATTTATCTAATCTCTCATAGGGACGAATTAGTGGGTCGAGTGAACAACGTGCTCAAGGTAATCAAAGAAAATGGCTTTACGTCTTATGCAAATGACGTTGAGATCTATGAGTGACATTGATACTCACGAGCTGATCATTAGAGAGTTCATGGAGTACTCTAAATGGAGTACTCGATTTGAGCTCCACGGTTATAAAGAAAGTGCTGTTAAAGCACGAGTAGCTCTAGGCGAAATACGCAGACTAATAATGATTCGGCGAGCAGAAATACAGGCAAAGAAAAATCTAATACACGGAATCCAAAATGAAGGCAACGAAGAGGATAGTGACGATAACTAGTTGATGCAATGGATTTATCAACATCAACCATTAGACGAAATACCAGAAGATCATATTGGTTTTGTCTATATCATTACAAATCTCAAAACTGGACAAAAGTACATAGGCAAGAAACTAGCGCAGTTTAAGCGTACTAAACCCCCACTCAAAGGCAAAAAACTCAAAAGAAGAAGTGTAGTAGAAAGCGATTGGCGCGAATACTATGGTTCATCTGACAGGTTAAACGCAGACGTCCAAGCATTAGGTCCAGAACATTTTACAAGAGAAATACTTTACCTTTGCAAATCCAAGGCAGAAATGTCATATCTAGAGGCAAGAGAGCAATTTGAACGCAGAGTTTTAGAGTCTGATGACTATTATAATGGTATTATAAATGTCAGAGTCGGCGGATCAAACATACTCAGGCAACGTCTTTTAGAACAATCTCAGGCAAAATAAACGGTTAAAGCTCGCACTGGCTAATATCTAGTGCCCGGAAACCTGGATCTCGGATCACAGGGAGGGGAATCTCTTGCCGTTAAGAGTGCTCAGCAACTATCCTTAACAGGACGACGATCGCAAATGCCGCGGTTTTGCTGTTATAAAACTTAAAGGCAAGAAGGAAGGGAGAAATACCCTACGTGTGTACGTATGTTAGCGTATATTTGCACACCGCCGTTGTGATAAAGACTCTGCTCGTGGTACCGGACAACCGCCACTGTAATGCAGTAACGCTAGTGTGACATGTTCAACTCAGATAATGTCGTTTAAATCTTTGCCCTGCCTGGGCAAAGTGTGACTGAACAATCTAGATAATATCTTAAGTGCTTCGCACTAAATCATAAGTACATAATAAGAAAGAAGAAGAATAGTGTGAGCGAAAGCGAAACACAGATGTACGCAGTACATCTACATACATCCCGATATAAATATACTAACTGTTCAGGAATACAATTATGAAGCTATACGAAGTTCTATTAGAAGATAAGAAACAAGTGCAAGAAGCACCTATGGGTATGCTGAATACTCTAGGTAATAAGGCTATGTCTAAATTAGGTAATGCTCGAGCTACGGGTAAACTTAGTACAGGTAGTTTAGCTAATCAACTTCACAAAGAGTTTCAAACATATTTAGGTAAGACTGGGCGTGAAGCTACTAAAGATGCTGTTATGGGTTTCTTGTCAAGTAAAGGATATCCTACACAGGGCGCGGCAACTATTATTAATACTGCACTTAAAGGCGCGGCTAATGCCCCTGCTGGTCCGTTAGCCAACATGAAAAACACTGCACGAGGACTTGTTGGTAAAGCCAAAGACGCAATGGTTAAACAAGCGGGTAACATAGCAGATAAGATGAAACCTGGACTTAAGGCAACTCCAATAGATAGAACTGAGCCAACAATGGGCGATGAAACTCCAACAACTACTGCTCCTGCTGATACTACAGCGGCTGCTCCTACTAAGACAGGTGGCAGTTTTAATAATCAACTAGGTGGCGGGCAAGCAACTTATAATAGATCTACTGGTTTTGATCGTAACACAATGAAGAATACATCTGAGCCAATGGATCCTAAGTCAGTTGGCGGAGTTCCAAATACTACTAATCCTACTACAAATAAATCTCCACAAGCTGAACCAGAACAGCCAGGTTTCCTACAGTCAGCAACAGATAAGATTAAAAAACGTAAAGCTGTATCAGCAGGTAAAATTAATCGTGGCAATGCATTGGCAGAAGCAGGTCCTGGTGTTTTACCACAGAGTATTATTGACAAAGCTATACTCAAGGCTGCTCAAGAAGCAGAGATAATGAACACTAAGCAAGGTAAAACATCTACACAACAAACAAAATCAGCTAACTTAGCTGGTGGTGCACCTACTGATACAGATGGTGACGGTGACATTGATGCCACAGACACTTCTAAATCTTCATCGGGTGGTGGGTTTGCCGCTGGATTAAAGAAAGGGTTTACTGGCAAAGCTAAAGCAAGTCCTGATCTTGCCAGTCTAGAACAGCGCATTGCCGCTATTGAAAAGAAAGTTGGACTAGCTTAAAAGAAAGGCAGTCCACTTTTCTTGGTTGTTTCAAGATTGTCTTCAACAATCTTTCCAATGATTTCTCTATCCTCGTAGGTAAGGTAAAATGCGTCTTCCATGGAAATCGCACCTCTCATATACCACGCTAACTTATATAATTCTAGTTTGAAATTTTTGGCTTCATTATCTATATGGTCCACCATCCGGAGAGCATCTTCAAGTGGGATAGTAAAGAGCCTTACGCGAAAAAACTTGCGGCGTCCAAAGTAATTGGAATCTCAACCATTTTAGGTGCCCCACCTGCTTGATCTTCTTCAGTAGTAGCAACCTTTTGTACAGGTATTGCAAACTTATTTTTTTGTATCTCAAGATGATCCATTATAGCTTTAAAGAAATCTTTGTCAGCATTGTCAATAAACTCTTTAATGAATATTGGATCGCTAGTTTCTCCATCAAGAGTTACAATCTTAACAACGCTGTTGGTAACCATGTCAACATTGATGTCAGTTAGCTTTTTAAAAGCCGCATTAAACAACTCCATCTTTTTAGTATCTTCCATTGCATTATCATTAACAATGCTAAAGATACGTTGTTCTTCTAGAGTTTTAATTGCAGTCTGAGTAAACTCTTTATATGTCAAAGGTCTAACAAATGCTTTAATGTCTTCACCAATTTGAATTTCATTATCATAAGCCGCATTTAATAACGAATCAAGTACCGTGCGTAGATCTAATTCAAATGTTCTTGAGTCTTCAATTACTGGAATAGTTATAGTAATATCTAATTTTTCACCATAGGTAGCAAGACGAATAGCAATTAAAATTGCATCCATATCAACACTAGGGATTTGCCATGCATTTTTAATACTAGGGAAACAGCTTTGTATAACATCTACTGTTGCTTGTCCGTTCATTAGAGCATCGGGAGTTTTCATAACCAACTCATCCTTTGCTGTCATTGCGTAAACGGGATACTCTCCGTTTTCAGATTTTTCTAGAACACCTGGAGGATAAAAATTGCCACTGCTGGGCAACTTAATATAGATCTTAGGTTGTCTAAAGTACTTCTTTAACGGGTTTAATGTTTGATTTTCCACAGGGTTTAACTCCAACTAAATAAAGGATAAGATATCATATTGTATTTATATACGCAGATTTAGGTGAAAAAATAAATGGCAGATACCACAGTAACCGGTAGAATAGGTGATCAAGAAGTTGCATTAACAAATGCCGCTAGCGAAGCTACGCTTCAAAAATTACTAGAAGCATTTAATAAATTTGGTGGTACAGGTGCCGGAGGTAGCGGTGCTAGTAGTGGTTCTGCTGGAGGCAGTGGTGGAGCTGTTGGTAAAGCCGCTACTACTACCGCTACTGCTCTTAACAAAGCTGGCGATGCAGTTGGTAGATTTGCAGGAGCAGTTGCAGATGCTACGGGCAAGCTATTAGGCTTTGCTGGTAATCTAATAGGCGGTACCGCTAAGGTCATGTTAGATCTTAGCAAAGAATTACTAATGGGCGGAGATCGTGTTAGTGACTTCACTGCACACTTGTCAAAATTGCCAAGCATATTTGGAGTACTTGGAGGATTAGTACATAGTCTATCTAGCTACATTGATAAAACTATTGATACATTTAGAAG